TTCTTCACCAAGTTCATTTAGTATGCCAGTACAAAATGTTATGTCAAATAGCAGTAGCAACTCCAGCACAGTGTATAATTATAGTGTGGGTATAAATGTAAATGGAACAAATATTACTCCTAACTCTATTGCTAGAACAGTAATTGATCAAATTAAATATATTGATTCACAGAGAATTGTAGGACAGAAGGCAGGATAATGGCAACAGCAGAATATGCAATAGGTAGAAAAAGATATCAAAGACCACAGGCAGTCCTATGGTCTGAAAATGCTGGCACCCTATTAGATGGTCTTTATGTTCCAACTGGATATGAAATTGGGGCAGATGTTCCAGAAGGTACCGATTCTAGCTTAATCGATCAATTCCTTATACTATCTGATCATAATAGAAGTCCAATAGATTTTTCTTCACAAAGAATTGAACAGCGTCAAAGAACAATTAATGGAAAAATGAGATCCTATCATATAGCTGATAAAATGAATATTTCGTTTAGTTGGAACATGTTACCATCAAGGGCTTATAAATTACCTGCTGAATTTGATACAGAAGGGCTATCTCCATATAAAAATAATACAGATGAATATACCGCTGATGGTGGTGCAGGTGGAGTAGAAATATTGGATTGGTATGAAAATCATACAGGTCCATTCTGGATGTATCTAGCATATGATAAGTATGATAATTTTGGTAAAGATTCAGCAGCATATGCCCATCTACATCAATACAATCAAATAATTGAGGTATATTTTTCTAATTTTAATTATTCAGTAGTAAAACGTGGCGGTAGCAATTTTGATCTTTGGAATATATCAGTAACTCTAGAAGAGGTATAAAGTGTTTGTAAACGAAACATTAAAGAACCATCTAGAAACATCTTCAACAGTTAGCTTAAAGTCATTAATAACTGCTGAATTTAATATGAATATGCCAGACAATATTTTTAAAATTGGTAATTATCGCTATAGACCAAATGATTCAGAAGTAACATTTAGAACTCTTCCTATTATATTTGACCCACTAGATGCTGGTAATTTTTATACTGGTGCTACAGATGCTGATATAACTATAGATGGTGGATTTGATAATTCTGGAGTACCGCAGGTTTTTACAGCCAAAAAAAATAAACTAAAAATGATTTATTCTTTAGAGGATTGTTTAAAACCATTTAGACCACGTTCTGGAATTAATAAAGCAACATATTTTAGTAATAAATATTTACCAAATCCTAATGTTGATGTATTTCAAAGACCAAGATATTACATGCCATCACGTTATGATCAGTTTAGATATTGGACTTCATATCGTACCGAAAATAATATTGAACGTGGAATAGCAAAAAATATTTTAAATGGTCAATATTTTATTGATGATGCATGTCCTTTTGTTGTTTATAAAGATAGTATTCCAGCAAATAGAATTATTTTAAAAATGCAAACAAATGTTGGATCAGTTAATAAGGGACCATTTACAAACAGTGTATCTACTTTTAATGATCCATTTTATGGAGATGCAAATAAAACAACACCAGTAAGATGGAAAATACAATCATTATTAGGAAACAATTGGGTAGATCTAGTTACATTTAATGAGGGGTCTATACGTGAAGATAATAAGCCAATTATAGGTGCTGATGGATATGTTGAGCTAGAATATGGATTAAAGATACCCGATATTTATAAAGATATTTTTGTATTTGCAGAAAGACTTTCTTCTAAAACATTAAGACCAGAAAAAGCTCCTATTGGTTATGCATACTTAGTAGTTGAAACTGAAGGAACAGTTGGAACATTTTATATTTATACTGGCACTGGAACAGATGAAGGATATGATTCTTTTACCCCTGAGTATGGATGGAAGTTATCTAATGAAGATGTAACTAATAATACAAGTTTTGTAAAAGACCTTTTATTTTCCGATTCATTTTTTGATGATAAAACTAACTTATCTAGATCTAGAGAATTTGAATTTGTTCGTGGTATTAGAGTTGTAGTTGAAACAATGAATAAGTTTGATTCTACATTTGATCTTATAGAAATGTCTCCAAGATTAATGATAGACTTATCAGATAAAGTAATAGATTATAAAATTACAAAAGTTTTATCTGATATTGGAGCCACATCTTTGCCAGTCGGACAACTGCTGGCATCTACAGGACAAATTAATATTTTTGATGATGACCACTCTTTTAATGAAAATAATTCTAGTAGTATTATTGCTAAGTATTTAAGAAAAAATATTAAATTTAATTTTTATGAAACAATATTAAATGTTGATAGTAATGATTATTACGTTCCAATTAAAACTTTATACTCAGAAGGATTTCCACAAGTAGATAATACTGCTGGAACAGTTGCTGTCAACTTAAGAGATATGTATTTCTTTTTAGAATCAATGCCAGCACCAAGATTATTAATGACAGAAGTTTCTTTAAGCTATGCTGTTTCAACACTATTAGATTATATTGGTTTTAGCAATTATTCATTTAAGAGATTAGCTGGAGAAAGCGATCCAGTAATTCCATATTTTTTTGTTGCCCCTGACCAAAATGTTGCAGAGGTATTAAATCAGCTTGCAATATCAACACAAAGTGCTATGTTTTTTGATGAATATAATAACTTTGTAGTTATGACAAAAAACTATATGATGCCAGAATTATCAGAAAGAACAACAGATTTAGTTTTGATTGGATCTGACTATCAAGACAATACTGGAATTACTAAAAACAATTATGTAAATAAACAACCAAATATTATATCAATATCTTCTGAAGATAAAAATATTTTTAATGATGGAAAAATATCATATACAACAAGATATATTCAAAGATCTTATGGATCAATAAGACAGTCAAGCATGACTGATCAAGATAAAACCTGGATATATAAGCCAGCACTGTTGTGGGAAGTTTCTGGAACTGAAAATACAAAAGCTAAAAATGAAGTGGCATCAAAACAGGGTAATTATGTGTTGGGTGCTATGCCACTTAATTCTGATCTAACCTCTAATCCTCCATCAGTTGTAAAAAATATATTAGTAGATAATATTATTGATGTAGGAGAAAATGTTTATTGGTTAACAAGATATCAAGGATATTTTTATGCTAATGGAGAAATTATTAGATATGATGCTGCTCAGTTTAATATTACAGGAACTGGCAATGTTTGGATATCAGATAATCAAGAATATCAAAAATATTTTGCTGAATTACCTTTTAATGGAAAAATTTATCCTACTGGATTATTAAGGATTTTTGCAACACCATTTTATGAAACAGTTGATGGGATAACAAGACTTCAAAATGGTGCGGTATTAGAGCATGGTCGTGGTCAGTTTGGCACACCTATAGCAACCCATACTGCTGGAATAGATACCTATTGGTCAAATAATGACAATGTTCGTGGTATTGATATGAAAACAGAGTATTTATTTACAACTAAACTAGATGAAGATATTAATGTGCCAGCCAATGAGATAGGGGCTGCTGGAATTAACAATGTTAAAGCTAGACAAACATCAAGAAACAGCATTATTAAAAATTTTATGTCTGCTAACTATTTAACTGAAACTCAGGTAAATGCTTTACAGTCATCAAAAACTGGAACTATTCAGTCTTCTGCCTTAGTAATGAATGGACCTACTTTTGAAACAACAGAAAATCCATTAAACTTTGTTTCTTATGTTTATAAACAAATGAATAGTGCATATAAAAACTTTGGTACAAGAATGAGAATTGTTGGTAAAATTGAAAATAATGAAACTAGAACACAAACACCAACCAATGCAATTCCATATTATCAAATTCAAGGAAATACACCAAATCAAAATATAAATATATCTGGAGGATCTGGAGGTTTAGCTGTTATGTTAAATCCAGATACAAATGTTGGATATTATTTTGAAATTATTGCATTAACTGAAGATAATATCCAATCATATCTAAAAACAAATCTTCAGGGTCAATCAGAAATATCAATTAATAATGTTGTATTTTATAAAGTTAAAAAAGAAACTGGATCAACAAAAGCAATACCAGTAAAACTTTGGGGAGGGCTTGCAAAGATATTAGTAGATGATGGAAAATTTACTGGTCAATATCGTATGGCTGGAGAAGATAATCCAACAGTATACGATTTATCAATTGAGTATCAAGATCTTGGTAAGATTAGAAGGTTTTATCTTTATATTAATAACAAGTTAGTAAAAATTGTAGACGATAAAGATCCACTTCCAACATATAACAACATGGCTTTGTTTGTTCGTGGTGGATCAAGATGTATGTTTGAAAATATATATGCTTTATCAGAAAATTATTCTCAGAATACAGTGTTTACTGTAGGAGAAACATTATCTTCTGTATTTGGTGATAGCCAAATAGATGCCAATGAATCATTTAGAAAATATGCTATGAGTGGTATTATTCAGTCAACCTATCTTTCTGGAATTAGCTCTCAACAACCACCAAAATATAATATGTATTTTGAAGAATTTGGAACTATTATGCGTGAATGTTCTTATTTTGACATTAGATATGACCGTGCATATCCAGCACTTTATGCAAAGTTATCGCCAACTTTCAATAGAATTAAAGGATACGCAGTGTCTGGATTTCAAGCAGATTCATATGGTGCAGAATTTTTAATATTTAATGCTACTGATAAAGCACTTGTGCTAGATGAAACTACTGGAAATTATCTAAGAATTCAAGGCGTGACATTTACACAAGATACAACTCAGGAATTAACAGTAGATGAATATTTTAGGAAGAAAGGTAATTTATCTGATCCTGAATTTATAGGTAATACAAATACCACATCATCTTTAGTAGAAAAAGAAAAATATAATCAAATTAAACTTAGTAGAATGACATATGGTAAAAAAGAATTTTCAATAGAAACACCATATATTCAAACTCAAGATGATGCATATTCTTTGATGGGGTGGATTGTTAACAAAACTATGAAACCTAAAAAATCTATAGGTGCAAATATTTTTGCTATTCCAATCTTACAGCTTGGTGATATTGTTACTTTAGACTATAAAAACATTGATGGTATAGATATGGTTTCTCCATCAACTTCAAGATTTATAATATATAATATTGAATATTCTAGAAATATAAATGGTCCATCAATGACTGTTTATTTAAGTGAGGTATAAGATGGCATCACCACAAGAAAATATGCAAGCAGCATTAGATAGGGCAGCAAAATTTAGAGCAGCAGGTAATTTAGATAGAGCTGCTGTTTGGGAAGCATCAGCTGATAGATATCGACGACTTATCGAAATACAAGATAGAATTAATCAAACCAAACAAAATATAGAGGCAATAAAAGATAAGCTAGAACAATCACAAAAAAATAATTCTGGAAAAATAACATCTGGACCAAATAAAGGTTGGTATCAAACTGTTACTAGTAGACCAAGTAGCACATGTCCAGGTGGTCATGAAAAAGTACGCATAACCTATATGGATGGCGTTGAAACCAATGCAGAATCATTAGGGTGTTTGGGCGGAACAAAACGTGGAGATAATGAGGAGCAAAAAGAAAATAATACATACACTCCTCCAAAACAAACAACTGCAACACCCCCAACACCTTCACCTGCTCCACCACCTCCACCACCAGTAAAAACAGCCCCAATTGATACCATTCTTTTTGATGACTCTACTGTTCCTATTGAAATAATGACAGATCTTATATTTGAAGATATTGGTGGTCAAGAAATTATTAGTATAGTAAGAAATGATACAGTTAATGGACAAAATATATCTTACCAGCCCATTAAAAATATATCATTAATTCAACAACAGTATAATCCAAACAATATTATTGCTTTACAAGATACATCAGATAAATATTTTAATAATTTTTATATTAAACTAGGTAAAAAAATACCAGTAGTAGGAAATGGAATTAATGGAAACAATGTATATTTAGATATTACAACTGGTAATATTTTAATTGATACTATTAATATGGAGCAAGATGAACAGGTAGAGACAGAGTTTCTAGTTGGTGGTACAATATATGAGGCGGAATTATAATGATAACAAATAAAGGTAAGTCTATTATTGGTAAGTATATGCTTGGTCAAGCACCAGCATATGCTTCTTATATTGCTATAGGTTGTGGTCCTAAACCATTAGATAATTTAGAATCCTATGGGGACTATTCTACAAAAAATGTATTAGATTTTGAAATGCTCAGAGTACCGATTTCATCTCGTGGATTTGTTAATGAAGGCGGTATAGATAAAATAGTATTAACAGCAGAACTGCCCACAGAAGAAAGATATGAAATTACTGAGGTAGGTTTATTTTCTGCAGCATCTAATTCTTCCGCTGGATTATATGATAGTAAAACAATATTGGCATTTACACAAACAGAAGGATGGCAATATCATACAAGTTTATCTGCAATTGCAATACCAACAATAACCTCGCCATTAGATGAAGATGATGATAATGTTATTTCTACAACAAATAAAGTATTTCAAACAAATGCTAACAATAATATTTTTTATAAAACACCTAGATCAACTAGATATGAAAGATGTAGATTTTTAAATAATGTTATATTAATGCGTGGAGATGATGCAGATTTAACATTAGATTTAAATAATCATATTGAAATAAATACAGGATCAAATCATATTCATCTTACTGGCACTACCGTTGATTTTTCAAAAAATGCTCCAACTGATTTACTTAAATTAGCATTTTCAATAGTTAGTAAAAATGGAGACTCTGCAGATGTGCCAGATGAAGTTAGAATTCTTGTTGATTTTTCTGCAACAGACGAAGGTTCTGGTGAATATGCTAGATTTGAAGCAGTATTAGAAAATGGTATTGGAGAAGGACAATATGATTTTACAACAAATAGATATTATGTAATATCAAAACAATTACAAGATTTATATATTAGCTCACTATTTACATGGAATGCTGTAACTACCATTAAGATTTATGCTACTGCAGTTGTTGATGGAACACCATCCAATGATTACTATATTGCTTTAGATTCAATAAGATTAGACAATGTTTCTAGTGAAAATCCATTATATGGTTTAACTGGATATTCTGTTATCAAAAATAATGATGCAGAAACAATTGTTAAAGCACCAAATACTAGCAATTATATAGAATTTAGATTTGGTATTGGGGTATCATAATGGTAGATTCTGGTATTAAAAAAAGTGTTATAAAAAATACTGATCTTCCAGTAGTATCAATCGATGAAGATGGTTTATATTATCAACTAAGATATAGAATTGTTTCGGAAGATAAAAATAGATTTTCTCATTGGTCTAATATAGAAAAAATATTTTTTCCATCAACAAGTTCTGGAAATTTACCATATACTACAGAATCAAGAATTCATCTAAATACAGTAGGCTCTAATCCAACAACAATACTTATTACCTGGACATTTCCAACAGAAAGTCAATTTAATGTTGATGAAAATATTGCAAAATATGAAAAATTATTTTCTTTATATCAAACATTTGATATTTTAATTAGATGGAATCAAAATAATGCTCCAGATAATATAAATTGGACAGGTTGGCAGTTTGCTGGTAATATAAAATCTAACTCTTTTAGTATTTTAAAACCAGCTCCATTGCCAGCACCATATAGTTATACGCCAAAACAAATACAGGCTAGTATACAAATACCAAGCTTTGATAAACAGTTTGACGATAGATTAAGTCTATTTAAGATTACACATAATATATAAGGAGATATGATGGCAAAAGTACCACTACCAGAACGAGGTCAACCTCTAGATGTTACATATATTTATCAGTTAGCTGATACAATTAATGACATAGCAACACAGGTTTCATCTGCAACATATAACTATACTACAATAGATACAGTAACTGCAGGAAAACAAAGTATTAAAACATCAGATGCTAAAGTTGTTGGTGGAATAAATGTTGTAGCAAATAATAGTGCTGTCAACGCAGGAAATGAAAAACAGTTTTCTATTACATTTGATAGTGATTTTAAATTTCCTCCAATTGTTTCTGCTACTCCAGTTAACCTTAGTGGTACTCCAGCAGGACAAAACGTAACTGCAGTTGTAACATCCGTAACAACCAAAGGTGTTAATGGTATTGTAAGATTTAATACAACTGGAGAAGTATCTGTTTCAGTACATGTAATTGCAATTGGGGTTCCAAACTAATTATGATTAATTGCAAGAAGTGCAGTGGTAGAATGTTTGTAGATAGACAATATAGTAATATTGATCATCTTGAAACATATTGTATTTCTTGTGGATCTAGAACTTTTTATCATCCACCGTCTTCAAGCGAGGAAGGCAAATGGCTACTTCAAACGGAAATGCTAAGAGCAAAACGTACGATAGCAACGATATAATTGTTGGCAATAAACGTATTTGGTTTTTAAATAATGATTTGATTAGGCTTCATCATAGTTCAAGATCATCTAATATTGTAACTATTTATAATATTACACAAGGAAGATTTGAGTCTTGTTTAAGATCAGACTTTATTAAGAATAGAAAAAGGGCATATACTGTAGCACAAACTGCCAAACTTGTCAACAAGCATGTAAAACATATACCAAGATTAATTAAAAGAGGGATTATTCCAGCACCAACTGGCGCACAGCTTGGCGGTACTAGGGCATGGCAAGTAAGATCATATTACTCTGAATTGCAAGTAAAAGAGATACGTGATATACTGGCTACTATACATAGAGGTAGACCAAGAAAAGATAATTTAATAACAAATAACTCAGTTCCAAATCCACAAGAGTTGACACAAAA